AAATCTAACACCATTAAATTTAAATGTTTTTGGGTCAAAACTGTACCATACTTCATTTTCCATGCTTATTACTTCCTTTCCTAGTTTCTTGGCATATCATCATTCGTGACATAAGAACCAAATACTTCCAAATCACTAGCTTCAGTCGTATTTTTGTTAAAAGTATTTTTAGTTGTTATTGAACCATCTAATTCAAGAACAATCTGTCCGCTTTCTCGATTTTCCAACCAATCAGCTTGGTGCAAATTAAGTGTTCCCGTAAAAGCAATGGGACGATAACCCACTGGTACCGTATTTGTAGGTGCAATTTGTGCATATTGCTTAAACACAACCATGCTATTTTTAATGTTAGATGCAACAGAGATTATATTGCCTGCGCGGTACAATGATAATGTGCCACCTAATAATTTAATATCAACACTATGTACTGATTCTAGATTATCTAATCGTGCTGTTTTTTGAATTGAATCAGCAATAATAGCACTGTCAGACTTACCACGAATAGCTCCTTTGACGGTTACGTCCTTCTCAAATGTATTATTAGCAGTAAAATCATTTGCAGAATTTTGTGTTGCAACCTGTTTAGCATTGATTAATGCTGTTGCCTCATCAATTGATTGCTGTAATGTGGTAATGGCTAATTTTTGTGGCTCAATACGTCCATTTAAATCAGCAATTTGTTTGTCCGCTTCTTTGATTATTTTTTCAATAGTATCAATAAAGTCTTGTGAGGCGTTCGCAGTTAAAATTACACCGTTGCCTCTGACTGAAAACGTAATCGGTACCGAAGTAATAACTATTCCCGTCGCATCAGTGACTTTTAAGTATCCTTCTTCAATGTCTCCAGCAGCTTGGTAAAATTGTGACGGAATCAACATTGAAAATAACCCACGTTCAATTGATACCATGTCATAAAAGCCATGGATAACTTTAATTTTTCCGATGCTATCTTTAATTTCAAGTGAGACATCTTGACCTGTTAAATTGTGCGGAAATTGTCCGTCCCTCAAAGAAAAATAAACAATTCTACCATCATCCCCTTGTCGGCCAGACATACTTTCAACAAGGGTAGCTTCAGTCACATTTAATTGCGTATTAATAACTACATATCTACCATCAACTTCTGTCATTGTGAATCCTCCATTAATCCATTTAATTTTAAAATAACTTTTACTTTCTCCAACCCATTATTCAATTTATCTAATGTTTTTTTATATTGACTAATTAATTCATTCAGATCACTCCCATTATCTCCAAAACTTAAATGTTTAAGATTGATATTACTAAAAGGATTTAAATGATTCACAGTTAATATATCTAATAACCCGTTATATTCTCTGATTAAATTTAATAAACTAGTTATTAAAAAAGAATATGTATTTTCATTCCAGATATTCACTGTAAAAGGACCTTTTAAGTCTGGAACTTCTGTTGTTAGAAATACACTTTCTATTGCCTGATAAGTTAACTGTATATTGTAATCAATTTCATTTAATTTGTTAGTATCAACCATATTTTCTCCCTTAAATCGCATAACTAACGGTTCCAGAAATCCAATCACCATTCCATGCATTAGTCATGTTAACTACTAATCCCCCATTAGGCTGGATTTTTAAGTGTCCCATGTTAGATAAATTTGAAATATCAATTAAAGAAGCTGTAACATCAAAAGGCGGCTTTGGTACGTCATTACTTAGTGAACCAATTTGAGTGTCGCCCTGCATATTTTGAATTGTCTTTTCAACTGAACCAATAAATGTAACAGTGACTAATTTATCATTGTAGGCATAGTTAAGCGCAGGCAATCCATACTTTAGATTAATAGTCCCTTTTGTTAATGCAATTTTTGGGGGCAGGTCATTTTTTAAAGCATATGGCTGCAAATCTTCTTTACTTAATATTGCCGGTTTCCCATTAACTGCATCCCAATGAGTATAAGCATAGGCACGATTACCATCATTATCTGAATATTGCACAATTGGAATTTTTGTTTGTACTGGCGTAACTGGCGTGTTCGAACCCTCATTACTAGACGATGATTGCTCTCCTTTAGTAAAACTTAACCAACTGCCTTTTGTTCCATAGAACTTATCTAAATCAAGATCCCCACCATAACCACTCAAATTACCAGTTGAACTATATTGATAAATTGTTGGTGCTGACCAACTACCGAATGGTGTCGTATCAGTCCAAGGAGTATCTTGATACCCAGTTGGACTTTTATCAGCATATTGAGCGCACCAGAGACCATAATCTTTTGCAACAGTTGACCAATCATAAAGATTAGTCACTGACTTACTCATATAAATGACTGGCCTGATGTTGGTTTGCTTGTAAACGTAATCAAGCCAAGTTTTGGCATAACTAACTCCTTTTACAACAACATCGCCTTCCCAATCTAAAGCAAGTAGTGCTTCACCAATGTACCCCTTGATATTATCTAAATAATATTGTGCTTCTTGTTTGGCACCTGAGCCATCTGCAAAATGATAGACACCTAATAACTTGCCAGATTTTTTCGCTTGTTGGTACTGCTTATCTGCCACTGGACTAATGTAATCAACGCCTTGAGTAACCTTAACAATGACAAAATCACCGGGAACAATTGAAAGGTTAATATTAGGCTGCCAATTAGATATGTCAATACCGTTTAGTGTCATTCTTTAACCTCCCCAACGATCCATGATTTTTTACTCTTATTACTATCTACAATTAATTGGACATTACTCTGTAGCTTGGAAACTGTTTTACCCAGAGCTTCATTACTAAGCCGCGCCTTTCGTAATCGTGTCATATTACTTGCATAATCAAATAACTTATTGCCAAATGTAACGGTATCGTTTTGTTTGGCATCTTGCGGATATCTTGTTATACCGATAATACGAACATCTACTTGCACGCCTAAACGGTCTTTAATAAATCCGGTATTACCAATTGCCACATTATTTACATCAGATAATTTAGCTCCATGTTCAAATTCAGCTCGTGCCATTGTGTACTGAACAATCGGATAATCTTGTAACTGTGACTTAATGTAATTTAACAAAGCATTCTTGTCAGTGAATCGGTCATCTTGGATAGTAGCCGCTTGTTTAATACCCCAAATAGCTTGATTTGGACTCGTGTATTCAGCTGAAACCACATAGGAACCATCTTCATTTTGCTTACCATAGCCCTTTATTTTAGTACGAATATTACTATAATCTTCAGTCCATGAAATCTTGCTGGCATTGTAACCATCAACAAATACAAATTGGTCTACTTTACCCAAAGATTTGTAAATATGAATGGTCCAATTGTCAAAGTAAAATTCAAGACCAAAATCATTTTTTAATGTGTTCATCAATAATGAATCTGCAAAATCACCACCAAAGCCATCACTAAATGAATAGTTTGAAAAACTATCGTGAATTTTATACTTGAAGTTTGTTCCTGATGTAATAAATTTCATGCAACTATCTAAGCTTTGCGTATTCATTAATCTGTCTTCCAGATACTTATCATGTAAGTCTGTCCCAACATGAACTGCTGACACCTGATAACTACGAATTTCCTCTAGTGGTGTTGGATTAACACTAGTTAATCTAAACCACTGCCCTGTTTCAGGCACAAGGACTTTTGTTTGCGGTACCATGGCTTCTGCAGCAATTTCATTTTGTTTATCTGCATTAAAACCAAACGATAGCGTACTTAATTCATTTAATGACTCGGTAATCGATAAATTATTAACCACTACCGGTACTTCATCAAGGTGGGGCGTGTAAGCATAAACTACATTTGCCATTAATAATAAAACCTCGTTTCAAATGATATTGTAAAGTCACTAGCACCACTAATTTCAAAGTTATTGTAGCCTCTTGCTAAATCAATAAAACTACGACTAGAATAATCATTTCCCAACCGCTGAATACCATTCATAATCGGTACTAAGCCAATTAATTTAAAATCATCACTTGTATTGATTGGTTTCTTGTAAGTAAAGGTTTGATTTGTCGTTCTATTCGTAATCGTTAAACCGCTTGAGGCTCTACCTTTAAATAAAATAGTAACCGGTCTTTCATCTGCTAACAGCGGAATGATTGACGGGTTATAAACTTTAAAATTAGTCGTATGAAATTGGTAGTTATAATCAGCTAGTGGAACACCTAAACTAGCATCATACTCATGGCCATTAACCGTGGCATTTTGTAGCGTTGTTGCAATACTCTCAGCTAAACCTTCATAGCATATAAGATTAACCGCAACATTCTTTGCTTTCCAATAATTACCAGAACGTGGGTACGAAAATGGCTCAGCAACGACTTTCCACCGCATGAACGGTGTTCGTAACGAAATCACATAAAAAGGCTCAACACTGCTAAATATTTGCAGTACTTTGAGCCTTTGAAGTTCATAATCAAAATTATCATGAGCAATGACATCAAATGTCAGTGGAATAGAAACCTGCGTGATTTGCGTCCCCCCTAAGGTAGCGCCATAATTACTAGTTTGCGCATAAGTATGGGCATACGCAGGTGAAGGTGGATCAAACGTTACAACACGAATACCTTCTGCACCCAAATCATAAGTTGTGCCATCTAATCGTTGAATTAAAATATCACTTTGAAATTTAGTACTCATAAGTATTACCTGTTGCTTGTCCTTTCAATTGAATATCTTGATCTTGCAGTAATTTAATCTTTGGATAAGTAGCTTTGGCCACTTCACCACTATCCAAATGGAATACCATGTGTACATCGCCACTCAAATCAATACCACCATTAGTCTGGTTCGCATTTTGAATACGTGATCCATGTGGCAGCTGAGCAATCATATTTGATTGTGCACCACTTTTAGCAGTATTAATGACTTGCGCTAACTTAGCTGCAAAACTGTTAGGTTGCTTATCGGCTGTTTCTTTAATTGAACCCAAAATAGTTTCATCAGCACTTCGGCGATTTGGATTAACTACCCATTCATCTTCACCATCAACTTCACCAACAATACCTATTCCATTGGTGCGACCACCGTTCGCATACCAATGATGATTACGCCAAAAATTATAAGCATGTTCAATGCCACCATATCGATCATTAACATAGCTCTTCATCCACTTAAGTTGAGTAATTGGATTTGTCATATAATCAGAACCAAATGGTGCCATCTTTGATGGTGGTAATGCTTGCCCAATACCATAAGCACTAGAACCAGGATTTTTAGCTCTTGGATTCCAACCAGATTCATGATTAATAATGTAATTCCATTTGTCAAAATTACCATGAATACCAGCTTGCTTTAACCAATGCTTATGTGAACCACTTGGTTTAGCTCCTGGACCGGATGCTTGATCACCACCACCATTAAATGAACCCAATAAGTTGCTCATCATATCTGCAACCCAATCAAACATGCCACCTACTTGAGACCTAATTAGTTTTTGCAGTGGTGAATCTGACTTATTAACATCTGATTTAGAACGTGCGGCACTACGTCCAAAGTTTAAGAATGTTGTTGCATCACTAAATTTTAGTCCGCTAGACTTGTAATACTTTCCATTTCCAGCATAGTTATATCCTTCTTCACTGTAACGACCATTATTAACACCCGTAACAACTGAAACGTGGTTCCCATACTTTGAACCCTTTGAATAAACTGCAACATCACCGACACTTGGCGTACTCTTATGCTTAACATGCGCACTAGTCCAGTTAGAACCATTGCCTAAGCCAGTAAATAAACTTGGCTTAACACCCACATTTGCTAAACGACTAGCAACGAAAGAAACACACTCTCTAAAGAAGTAACCCCATGGATCACCCCCTGGTGCACCTTCATCTTTGCTTTTATTCTTAAAACGATAATCATCACCTAGACCACCATTGCCACTACCAGACATCGTATCTTTTAACATGTTCCATAATTCATGCCACCAAGTATTTTGTTGTCCTTTGACACCTTTATTACCACTAACGGCTGAACCCAATGAACTAATGGCTGAACCTGCTAAATTACTGATTCCTTTAGTCATCGGACTAAATACTTTATCTTCAATGTATTTAACTGGATGCATAGCAATACCTAAGAATTCTTTAGCTTTACCTGTTGCTGATGAAATAGCATCACCGATATCTTCTGCAATATCACCAAAGAAATTCTTGACGCCACCAAACCAGTCTTTAGTACCGTTGGCAAACATATGACTACCTAATAGCTTATGAGTCACATTAGCTGGTACAACAGTTTCACCACCTTCAAAGTTAACTAGTCGATTACGGCCAGACAAAATTGTACCTTGTCCCTTATTATCAATGATCAATTCTTGACCAGTAGGACTATCAAACCCATCATTAACCATCGCCAATCCACTAGGTGCGCCAACTGTACCAGTTGCCAACTTTTTTAGAGGTTTAATTGCTTCTTTTTTACCCCCAAAATCATGAATAACACCATTAATACCGCCAACACCAGTATTAATAAAGCCGATTATTCCGTTCATACCATCTTTAGCTAATCCTTTAATGTCTTTCCAAATATCACTAAAGAAATCTCGAATACCTGTCCACATATTAGTCCACGTTTTAGAAATGCTATTACCAAAGCTAACTAAGCCACCAGTTAGTGCATCCCAAGCTTTTGATGCCGTATTTCTAATGCCATGTTTACCATTCCAGATATCATCAAAGAAATCTGCAATAGCTTGCCAGACTCTGCTCCATGTTTTTGAGATACTACTTAATACTTTGTCTAATATATTACTTACTGCATTAATAGCATCAGTAAATATTCTTTTAATACCATGCTTACCATTCCAAATTTCATCAAGAAAATCTGAAATTGCATCCCATGTTTTCATCCAAATTTTAGAAATATTTTTAAGTACGGCTTCTAAGACATTTGCAATCGCATTGATTGCATCATTAAATAATCGTTTTATACCATGTTTACCGTTCCACAATTCATTAGAAAACTCTGCGATAATATCCCATGATTTCGTCCAAACTTTAATAATTTTGTTTAGAACACCACTTAAAATATTTGAAATGCTATTAATAGCATCAGTGAATAAACGCTTAATACCATGTTTACCGTTCCAAATTTCATCAAGAAAATCAGTAATATTATTCCAAGCTTTTTGCCAAGTTTTTTGAATAGGTTGCCATATTTTCTTCAAGAAACTAGATAATCCATTCCAAATATTTTTAGCATCCTTTACTAAACTATTAAAAATATTCTTTAATGGATTTACCAAGGGCTTAGTAATGGTAATTGCAATACCAACTGGTAGTGCTAAAGCATACATCATATTTTTCCCAAAAGTTCTAGCTAACTTGATAGCTCCGTTGATGAATGAGTTCCAACCCTTTTTAAAGCCTTGAACTAAACCTTTAAACCAATCAGCAACTGCATTTGCACCACTTCCAATGGATTTACCTATTCCTTTAAAAAAGCCTGCAACATCTTTGACTAATTTATTAATTGCGTTTCGAAATTTATCATTGTGTTTGTATATTAATGCAAATGCGCCGGAAAAAGGACTTACGATAAACAATGAGAGTTCTTTCCAGTCTTTTTTTACAAATTTGATAATATCTTTAAAAAAGTCCAATACTACTTTAAAAGCATTACCAAACCATTTTGCAACTCCTTTACTAAAGTCAGCTGCTGCATCAACTAAATTATCAACAAACTCACGAAATTTTTTATTATGTTTATACAATTCAACTAAGCCTACAGCTAACCCTGCTATTGCAATGACTAAAATGCTGATTCCATTAGCATTGCTAACAGTGTTAAATACTTTTTGAGCTGCCGTAACTAATTTTAAATTTTTAATTACTAAAGAAAGTCCTCCTACAAAATCACTAAGCTTTTTAACTGCAAAACTAGCTATAAGTGCTGCACCAAGTGCTTGAATCATGTCCTTATGATTAGCAACATTCTGTAAAAGCTCATCAATTGTTTTTAATGGATCACGAGCTTGTTTACTGTTTTTATCTATCAATCCAAACATGTTAGCTACAGTTGTAAGAGTGTTTTTAGCAGCATTCCAAGCACCACCTACTAAACTACCAGCAATCTCTTTCAAACTACTAAATATGCCAGATATATTTTTAGAATGTACGGTAATATAACTAATTAACCCACTAAGTTTGTTCATCATTGATTTAGTATCAAAATTATCAATAGCATTAGCTAAATTAGATACCATTTTAATACCAACTTTGCTAGTACTATCAAAGGCTCCTTGCAGTTTATTAGTTAATCCTTCACGTAACCCATCAACAGCTTGACCAACAGTTTTATAACTAGTTGCCATTTTAGTAAAGTTGTCACTAGTACCAGCCTTAGTAATTGCATCAAATAAATCTTGTGTCGCAATTTGACCATTTTGTACTTTTTGAGTTAAATCACCAACAGACATTCCCATAGACTTCGCAACAGCAGCCATTCCAGCTGGCGATTGTTCAAGAATAAGTTTGAAATCTTCCCATGCAACTTTTGGTTTAGAGGCCATTTGTGTAGCTTGTTGGCTAAGTGTCTTCATCGCTTGTTTCGGGTCTTCTGATGCAGCAGCTAAACCACCAAATCCTTTAACTAATTCAGTAGTATTTTTAGTACCAACAGCAGCTAGCTGTGAATATGTAGAAGCCATATCAGAAGCTGAATAAATTGATTGCTGAGCAAATATTTGTAGTTCTTTCTTAACTCCTGCAATTTCTTTATCCGATTTGCCAAATTCATGCATATTACCAGTAAAGGTTTGCCATGCTTTACTAGATTCGTCTAGATCAGAAATTATGGACTCCAAACCACCGGTTAATGCTGTAGCTCCCTTAAAAATAGCATTACCTGCAAATGTCCCTAACATAACATCCTTTAAATTTGAAAACTTATGTTTGGTTTGCTCAGCTTCTTGTTGAATCTTTATTAATTCATCACTCGCATTATCATTTAGTTTAATTTGTGTAATTTTGCGTGTTGGAATCTGATTAAGCAATTTTTCATAGTTAATGATCTCGCCTCTTTGAGCTTTAGCCTCTAACTCAGTCCGAGTCTTCTTTGGTAATTGCTTTAAAAGCTTATCAAAATTTGAAATACCATGCCGATCAGCATCGACCTTCAGTCTAGTTTTAATATCCATTGGCACAGACTTTAACAAATGATTAAAGTTCGCAATCTCACCACGTTCTGCTTTAGCCTTTAATTCAGTCCGAGTTTCTTCTGGCAATTCATCAAGTAATTGGTCAAAAGTCCGAATTTCACCACGCTCAGCTTTAGCTTTCAGTTCCGTTCGAATATCTTCTGGCACTTCATTAAGTAAGTCATCAAACGACCTAATTTCAGCCGTGTGTGATTTGGCCTTTAGTTCGGTACGAGTTTCTTCTGGTAACGCAGCAAGTAAATCATCAAAACTATTAATTTCGCCTTTCTCAGCTTTGGCCAATAGCTCTGTCTTTTCTTCTTCCGGTATCTTATCTAATAATTCATTAAAATTATCAATACCTTCTTTTTCCGCTTGCGCCTCTAATTTAGCAATTAAGGGTTTCGTTCCAAATGACTTTTTAAATGTTTCGTAACCTGCTTTACCTGATGTTTCAGCTTTGGACTTAAACTCAGTCCAGGTTTCATCTGACTGATCATTTAATACTAGATCAATATCAATTTGACCGTCTGCCATATAGCTTCCTCCTTTCTTTTAGTCTGCATAACCCAAGAGACTATCAAAAATAGAAGCTGAACCTTTACCAAAGGAATCAGCTTGCTTATTTTTATCTAATTGATAATACATTTGTGCTTCTGCCATAAGACCTGCCTGCTGTGCATCATCTTTATAGTTACTCAAGTCATCATTTCTAATTTGCCTTATACGACTAATTGGTGTTTTCTCTCCCAAATTATCAAATAATGCTTTAAAAACGTCCCAATGCATCTTATCTAGTTGGGCATACAAGTCAATATGGTAGTAAGTCATAAATGAGGCATAAATGGCAGCAGCATCTTGTTCAAAATCATAGTCAGTGATATTACCAGTAGGTTCGTTTTCTGGTGTAGGTGTATCTTCATCATCAAAATTGCCATAAGGGGTTGCGTTGATATAATCAAATAGATTAGACACAATACTACCTTTTGTAGCTAAATTATCTGTATGTAAATCAAGTGAAAATAAGCTGAAACACTGATTAATTTTTTCAACATTGGTCAAGTTTTCGTCATT